CTTGCGTATTAACCGGGATAAGATTACAGGACAGCACGGGTAATACGCAAGGCTATATTGACCTTCTTCCGGCCAATTATGCGGACCCGTCAGGTGCGAACAATCTTTCCATTAGCGCTGGCTCAAGCGCCAACACGGGGCTACTATTCCAAACAAACTCGGCCACGCGGATGGCGATCAAAGCAAACGGTAACGTCGGCATCGGTAACATCAACCCCGCCTACAAGCTCGACGTCGTGGGAGCGATTCACACCACCGCATCTATCTGGGCTGAAGGCAAAGGCAATGTATTCGGCAACGCGTCAGGGCCGGTAACCGCTCCGGCACTTACGGACTCGAATATCCTTTTATACAACATCTCTGCGACCAACTGGGCTGGTATAGGTGCAGACGCGAACGGCAACATGTGGTTCAAGGTCGGGCTGTCGGGTACGCCAAACCCAGCTATCGTTGTCCTAGCGAATTCCAACGTTGGCATCGGCCTCACCTCTCCTGCCTACAAGTTGGACGTTACCGGTGATATCAACACCTCGGGTGTGTTGCGGGTCAATAACAGCCCTACGACGATCGCGGACAGCACGCCCTATGCCCTGGCCATCAGTTCGACGTTAACGGGGGCGAATAACGGGAACATAGTCGCTAACCAGAATAGCCTGTATTTCAATAATTGTAACATTCCCGGGCAGATTTTAGGCACCCCTATCAACGTCTACTTGCAGGGTACAACAGTGTGCGGTGCTTTAGTGGCCCACATGAGCCAACCTTGTATGCAAGGATCAGGTGCAACTGGCCAGGTATATGCATATGTCTCCAACCCCAACATTACCGGTTCAGGGGCAACCGGTGCGATCAGTGGAGTGACCGGGTTTTATGCCGGGATCGGCGGATATGGCGGGGGCGCCTCATCAACAATCAATTCCTGGGTACAGGTTCATGTGATGAACCCCACCGCTGCTCCGCATGTGACTAATCTCTACGGTATCGCTGTTGAGGGTCTTACCGGTGCTACGAGCCAGAATTACGCCATCTACACAGCGCAGCCCGCTTCCGCAGTGAACAGCTTCGCCATGTACCATGCGGGCGATGCGCCGAGCTACTTCGGGGGGAAGGTGGGGATCAGCAAGGTGCCCGTCTACCCGCTCGATGTGTTCGGGGTTATCAACTGTACAGGTCCCTATGGCGTCCGTAATGCTCAGGCTCCGAACGATGCGCCGCTCGCCGCCTCGTACTATCTTGCAGGTGCCGATGCAACGTTAGGTGCGCTGACGCTTGAGGTAGACCTGATCCCAAGCGCTACCGGCGCTAACCGGTACGTTCATTTCTTTGCGGGCGATAACGCAGCCTACCGCCCATTGGTATTTAACATGAACGGCGGCGGCGTGGGCATTGGCAAGAAACCTGTGTATCAGCTCGACGTCGCAGGCGACTGCAACATCACCGGCGCGTTCCGGGTCAACGGAGTCCCGCTCGCCATCACGAACCAGAGTGTAGTGACCGGCACGCGAGCGGCAGAGACGATCTACCGCAACACATCCGGCAAGACCCTATTCGTTCTCACCTGCTGGAACATGACGGGGAGCACTTCCTCTATCTCCTTTGTGAGCGATGCGAGCGCCACGCCCACAATTGTGGTGACTTCGGTCGCGACGGCTTCCCCGCAAGCGGCCACGCTTCAACTGTCTGGCATGGTATTACCGGGCAACTACTACCAGTGCCACATCACCGGTGCCGGGGTGACGCTGGCCAGTTGGGTCGAGTATTCGTGATTCGATAGCGAGCGACTCTTATGCAAACCATTTTCCTCACTTACTACCAGCGGGTGATCCTGACCAACATGGTCGGCGCGCACAGCGTCAACGGGCTGCGCGAGGCCGCCGTGCTCCTCCGCGTCCTCGAGCGGATCCGGTTAACCGATAAAGAGACCATCGAGTCCGGTTTTGAGGCTTCGGGCGCGCAGATCGCCTGGAAACTGCCCGAGTCGGGCTATGGCGACAAGGTGGTCGACCTCGAGAACGAGGAAGCCAAAGCCCTGGTTGGTGCGATCCGGGACGTCAAGGGGATCCGCGTTGCCGACGCCCAGTGGTTGATGAAGGTTATCGAAGAACTGGAGCCCGAGCCGGTTCTCGCGGGGGGTGCCGATGGCCTGCAACCGTAAGACGACCGCTCTCCCGCTGCCCTGCCAGGCGCTGGCCGCCGCGCGCGCGCAGATGGCAGCGCTGATGAGCGGACAGGCCATCATGGCGATTGAGACGCCCCAGCTGGGCCGCGTCGAGTTCATGCAGCCGCCCAAGGTTGCGGAGCTGCAGGCGTACATCGACTCGCTGGCCGCCCAGTGCGCGGCGGCGGGCGGCGATCCGGGCGCAAACGGCGGGGTCCGGCGGCCCTTCAGCCTGGAGACATGGCCATGAGCACGGCGCTCACGATTCCCGAGCAAACCCCGGGCCGCCAGTTCGGGCAGGGTATTCGCTTCAACGGAAGCTGCTACCAGGAGACCTCGCACTCGGGCGCTTCCGTAATCCGCAAACAGATGCGGAACTGGATCCCGAGCCGCGCGACCGCCGACGCGGACCTGCTGCCCGACCAGGCGCTCCTGGTTGCCCGCTCGCGCGATCTCGACCGCAATAACGGCGTCGCGGCGGGCTCGTTTCAGACGCTGCAAGACAACACCGTCGGCCTGGGTCTGCGCCTGGCTTCCTCGCCCGACTACCGGGCGCTCGGCAAAGACATCACGTGGGCCGAGCAATGGTCGCGGAACGTCGAGAGCCTGTGGCGCTCGTGGGCAGAGACAACATCTTGCGATGTGGCCGGCAAGTTGAATTTCGCCTCGATGACGCAGCTGGTGTTCCGTAGTGTGCTCGAGAACGGCGAGGCGTTGGCGCTGCCCTTGTGGATGGAGCGAAACACGACCCCGTTTCGCACCTGCCTGCAACTGATCGAAAGCGACCGGCTGTCGAATCCGAATATGACGATCGCCTCGATCAACCTGCGCGGCGGCGTCCAGATGGACGACTTCGGGAAGCCGATCACTTACTACATTCAGAAGCTGATGTCGTGGCCGGGCTTCTTCTTCCCCTCGCTTGAGTGGCAGTGGGAAGCGATCCCCGCCGAGACCGCTTTCGGGCGTAAGCGGGTGCTCCACATGTACACCCAGGACCGGCCCGACCAGACGCGCGGCAAGCCCATCCTGACGCCGGTTATCGAACAGTTCCGCATGCTCGACGCCTACCAGCGGACGGAGTTGCAGAGCGCCATCGCTAACTCGCTGGTCGCGGGCGTGATCGAGACGCCGCTTGACCCGGCGGCGATCGCCGAAATGATGGGCGGTGACCCGAACTGCTACCTCGCAACCAAGGGCGAGTATCGTGTGCAGCTCGAAGGCGGGACGATGTTCCCGCTTTATCCGGGCGACAAGATGACTCCCTTTATTCCAGGGCGGCCCTCGGCCCAGTATGCAGCCTTCTGCGAGCACGTCCTGCGACAGATCGGCACCTCGGTCGGGCTGCCCTATGAGTTAATCCTGAAGGATTTCTCGAAGACTAACTACTCGTCGGCGCGGGCTGCGTTGAATGAAGCTTGGCGCTTCTTCTCGAACCGGCGCGCGTGGATGGGGTTCTACTGGGCGTCGGCGGTTTACAAGCTGTGGTTCGAAGAAGCGGTAAACGCGGGCATGATCGAAGCGCCCGACTTCTATGCGCTCGCGCCGTTTTACCTGCGCGCCAAGTGGATCGGGCCGCCGCGCGGGCAGATCGATCCGGTCAAGGAAGCCGAGGCCGCGCAGATTCGGATGAACTCGTTTATCTCAACGCTCGAGGACGAGTGCGCCGAGCAAGGGCAGGACTATAACGATGTGCTCGACCAGCGCGCGCTTGAAATCGCCCGCATGAAAGAGCTGGACCTCTATGTAGCGCCGCCGCCGCCGCTCGCGATGGGCAGTCCGGCGGAACCCGAAGAGACGCCGGTCAGGGAGAAAGTCTGATGCGCCATTCCGTACCATACCGGATCCTGAACGAAATTTACGACCGCCCGTGGGCCATCACGCCCCAGGCGCTTGCGACGATCCTCGAGATCCTCGAGCGGCCCGCCGCTGACCTCGAAGCGGTGGCCGCGCGCGTCGGCAAGCCGCTTGAGAATGGCGGTAACGGGTCCGAGATCCGGCCGGGCGGCGTCGGCATCCTGGCGATCGAGGGGCCGCTCTTCCGCTACGCCAATCTCTTCACCATGATCTCGGGCGCGACCTCGGTCGAGCAGCTGGCGGTCGACTTCCAGGGGATGGTTGATAACCCCAACGTGCGCTCGATCGTGCTTAATATCAACTCGCCCGGCGGCCAGGTCGACGGCATTCAGGAGTTCGCCGACCAGGTGCGCGCGGGCTCGAAGCAGAAGCCGGTGACCGCGTACGTCGATGGGCTGGCCGCGTCGGCTGGATATTGGATCGCCGCGGCCGCGTCCAGTATCGCAACTTCCGAGAGCGGCTTCCTGGGCTCGGTCGGAGTGGTGGCGGCGATGACCGACAACCGCGCCGCCCAGGAGCGCCAGGGCGTCAAGCGGTACGAGATTGTTTCAAGCCACGCGCCCTATAAGCGGCCCGACGTCGCGACGCCCGAGGGGCGCGGCCAGATCCTTGAGATGGTCGACGCCATCGAGGCGGTCTT